ATTTGATTTGGATGGTGTTCCTCCTGTTCTTACAAAACTAGTAATTAAAAAACTTCCATCAGGTGATTTATAAGTTTCTTTAGACCAGTTACCATTTTCATCAGAACCTGTTTCTGATTGTTTATTCATCATTCCTTCGAACATTGCGTCAAAGTCATTAAACATGAAGTTAAAATCTCCAAAGAGGTCATTAAATTTTTTTCTATTAAACATATTTTTCTGTTGTTTTAAAGTTTATTGTTTATCTTTGCATAAACAAATTTTATTCCTTTGATAATTATATGACATTTTTTCATAATACCAAATACAATCTGTCAATATGACCGGACATAATGACAGGGTATTAAAAAAATGTGACATTTTGTCAAATAATTTGGATAAGAACGGAATTTGTTATTATATTTGCATATTAAAATTATAAACTTATGAACGATTTAATGGATGACGAAGACAAAATGATGAGTAAAAAAACAAAATCATCAGATTCTAATACACCTGTGTTGGATAATTTCAGTAGAGATTTAAATAAACTTGCTGAAGCGGGTAAACTTGACCCTGTAATTGGTCGTGAAAGAGAAATCTTAAGGATTGCTCAAATTTTATCTCGTAGAAAGAAAAACAATCCTATTATTATAGGTGAACCTGGTTGTGGTAAAACCGCTCTTGTTGAAGGTTTGGCGATTAAAATAGTGAAAGGGGAATGTCCTCGTAATTTAATGGATAAACGAATAGTTAATCTTGACCTTACCTCTGTTGTTGCGGGTACCAAATATCGTGGTCAATTTGAAGAAAGAATGAAAGTAATTCTTGAAGAACTTCAATCAAATCCAAATATCATAGTGTTTATTGATGAGATTCATACCTTGGTTGGTTCTGGTAATTCTTCAGGTTCTATGGATGGTTCAAATATCTTCAAACCGGCACTTGCTCGTGGAGAAGTTCAATGTATCGGAGCAACAACATTAGACGAGTTCCGTAAGAATATTGAGAAAGACGGAGCGTTGGAGCGTAGGTTCCAAAAAGTTGTTGTTGAGGCATCTTCAGTTAGTGAAACAATTCAAATTCTTAAGAATGTTCGAGAAAAATATGAATCTTTCCATAAGGTTCATTATAGCGACGAAGTTATTGAAACTTGTGTTAAATTGGCTGACCGATATATCACGGACAGAGAGTTTCCGGATAAAGCATTTGATATCTTGGATGAGGTTGGGGCAAGAATGCAAACCGAATTAAAAACTCCTGAGATTATTGAGGAACTTAAGAAAAAAGCGGCTGAAATTAAACAATTAAAAATTGATGTTGTTAAAAGACAAAACTATGAACAAGCAGCAGAACTTCGTGATAAAGAGAAAAAACTTTTAACGAAACTTGACCAAGAGAAGTTGAAGTTCGAAGAACAAATGTCAAGAGAAAAACAAGTTATTATGTTGGAACACGTTTATGATGTGGTTTCAAATATGACAAAAATCCCTGTAAATAAAATGAGTGTGGATGATACCAAAGCATTATTGGATTTGGATAAAAACTTAATTGGTAAAGTTATCGGTCAAGATGATGCAGTTGTTAAAATTGCGAAATCAATTAAGAGAAATCGTTTGGGAATCAAAGACCCGAATAAACCAATTGGGTCTTTCATATTCTTGGGTTCAACCGGTGTGGGTAAAACATATTTAGCAAAACAAATGGCCAAAGAAATGTTTGGTTCTGAAGACGCTCTTATTCGTGTGGATATGAGTGAATACCAAGAAAAACATAGTATTTCTAAAATGTTAGGAACTACGGCTGGATTTGTTGGGTATGAGGATGGTGGTCATCTAACTGAAAAGGTTAAGAATAAACCTTACTCAGTTATTTTATTTGATGAGATTGAGAAAGCTCATAAAGATATATTCACCATTTTACTTCAAATATTGGATGATGGACACGTAACTGATGGTCAAGGTAGAAAAATCAACTTCAAAAATACTTTAATTATTTTGACATCAAACTTGGGTGTTAAGAAATTACAAGATTTTGGAACCGGAATTGGATTCTCAACTAATTCATATAGTAATGAAGAAATTAAGAAACAAATGTTAATGAAAGAAATGAAGAATTTCTTCTCTCCTGAGTTCTTAAATCGTATCGACGATACAATCGTATTCAACACATTGAAACAAGACGATATCAAGAAAATTACCGATATTGAATTGAAAAAATTAATGAATCGTCTTACTGATATGAAATATACAATTGGGTATGATGATACTTTGGTTGAGTATTTAGCTAAAGTCGGGTATGATGAATTATATGGAGCCCGTCCATTAAAAAGAGCAATCCAAGATAAAGTTGAGGACTTATTATCTGAGGAGGTTCTGACTGGTAAATTGGTTGAGGGTAAAACCTATGTTATCAAAGTTGTTGATGACAATGTCGTTATTCAAAAGAAAGGGAGGTAGTTAAAAAAAGGAGGTAATTTTATATTACCTCCTTTTTTAATAAATTAGTTATTTCATTTATGGATAAAAAATAAGGAATTCTTATTAATTTAATACCTTCCAATTTACAAAAGATATTTTTTATTTCATCCCTCATTTTAGTTTTAATATATTCATCCTCGCCACCAAAAAAATCAATAGGTTTAAAGTGTTGTATTCCGTCAAATTCAATACAAATACTTTTATCAGGTAAAATAAAATCAAATCTTAAATTATTCTCGTTTTTACAACCTGTAATAGATTTATTATATTGAAAATTAATGTCATTTTTTATTAAAAAATCATAAATTTTTTTCTCCCCATAACTAATTTTTTCTTTTTTATCTATTCCTAACCAATCGTAATAATCAACCCATCCTTTACCTTTATAGGTTTTTTCGGGTTTTTTTGGTATATCTTTTGGAAGTTCGCTTAAATTTAGTTGTCTCCATTCTTTAACCATTTTCAAATTTAAACTACGAGCCCATAGTTTAGCCTCCTCAAAAGATTTATAAAGTTTTTGGTTATCTGAAACTCTTCCAGTACCTAAAAATTCTCCCCATCCTTCCCATTTAGATTTATATGTCATATATGGATTGTAAGGGATTTTAATATCGTCTTTAATAATCTCCTTAATTTTTTTAAAAAAATCCATTTTACTTATTATATTCTTCTTAAGAATAACTTTCTTACATTCTTCATAGTCGTAATAAACATTATTTATCTTTTTCTTAAAAATTGGTTTATCTAAAAAATCCGACCAATTTAGCCAAACTTCTTTACCATAAAAAGTTACCGGATTTAAAGGTGCTCTTTTACCATCAATAGATGTTAAACTTTTATATGTTTTAATATATTGATTTTTACTATTAATTGATAGAGAATTAACTGTTTTTTTTAATTCCTCGTAGTTATAATATTTATTTTTTATATCCAACATATCCCATTTATATATAAATATCAGGTAATATTAAATAGTTCGGGATTTTTAGGTTAAAAAACTTTATTTATTTTTATTATATTTATAAATATGAAAACCATTAAACTAACTGAAACAGAATTAAAATCGTTGATTACGACTATCGTACAAGAAACAAAATTCAACACAATTAACTATTCTGATTTAACAAAATCAGGTGATTGGGATGTTAATCGACATACAAGAGATGAATTAGGTGTTAATATGTATAAGTTAGATGGGGGTATATTAAAAAAAACTACCAAGCGTAAATCCGGTGATAAATTATTTTTTTTAACTGACAAAGAATTCGAAAAATCAAATGAATTTTTACTAAAAGCAAGAGATTTAGAATCTCAAGCTAAAAAATTAAGACTTGCCGCAAAATACATAATGGATTCCGGTTCATCCCAACCTTATAATATATGAAAGAATTAATTAGAAAAATTTTAAGAGAAGCCATTAAAAACAACAAAGTTATTTGTGATGGATGTGGATGGTCTTGGGATTTATCCGATGGAGGTGATGACCCGTATATTTGTCATAAATGTGGTTATGATAATGAACAAAAAAAATCGGATGATTTCTCATCCGACTTATAATTAAAATACTGACCTAGTTCTCCAATTATACTGGACAGATTTCATGTAATGTAATCTATTACCCAAATCCTCAATCATTTTTCTACCCATATCAATACCATTGAATACGTCTTCAACTACAACATATTCATTTTTGGTGTGGTAGTTGTAATACCCGATTGAAATATTAATACAAGAGAAGTCAAATTTACCTCTCAAAGCGTAAACGTCCGTATAAGGATGAACCATATATTCCATATCATTTTGATTCATACCTTCAGTTAATATTTTATCACAAGTATTAAAGAATTCGGAATCTCTGTCAAATAAAACTTGTCCAAAACATTTTTCAGTAATCATCCAGTTTTCCGGAGCATCAAATTGGATTCCATAACCAACATTTGAGAAGAAATCTTCACTTGCTTTTAATGACCCATGACAACCTGTTTCTTCAGATACAAAGAATGCCGCTTTCAAATAAGGTAATTCTTCCAATAAAGTCAAACATGCGAACACACCACATTTATCGTCACCTCCAATACCTGTTGGTTTTCCTTGGTCATTATATGCTTTATACGACAACTTTATTTCACGTTGTGCATTTGGTAACATTTCTTCAGAAATATTAATTGTGTCGATATTATGGACCGTATCGGTATGTGATATCACACATGGGAAATAAAAATCTTCAGGTAATTCCGCGGACTCTTGTTTTGTTGCATACACGTTATTGTGTTCATCAACAAAATGTGAGATATTGTTTTCAGTTAACCAATTAACCAAAAATTCAACCATTTTTTCCTCTTGATATGTTTTTGTTGGAACACTCAAAACCTGTTTAAGTAAATCTGTATTTTTTTTCATAATGCAAATATAGTAAAAATATTTTAAACATTATAGAAAAAATATTTTAAGTGTCAAATCTATCAAACAATTCTAGTTGATATAACAAATTATAAAAATTTTCCTCAGTTAATTTTAGTTTTTTAATAAATTTTTGGGGGTGATGTATCGAGACATCAATTCTCATTCCTTCTCGGTCAAGTCCGTCAATTCTATATTGAATTTTTGGGTCTTTAGGTAGTTTATACCATTGACCATATTTAAACTTACTTAAAATACGTTTTTTTAAATTTAAAAATTCGGCTATACTAGAACCTCCTTCTTCCATTTCTTCCTCCAAAGAATCAATAATATAGTCTAATTTTCTTTCAACATCCTTATTAAAATTTTCACTATCAAAATATTTATCATCTTGAAATTCATACATCATTTCTGACCAACCACCGAGACCTCGGTCCTCATTTGCCTTAAAAATTTCAGTAACCAAAGTCATTGCGTCAGGAGCGTCAGTAATACCTAATCGTAATGCCCATACTCTCAAGTTTGCAACTGTCGTAGAAATCTCATCATATTTTCTGTAAAACTCAAAATCAATTTTTTTTAAATAACCTTCCAATTCATTGTTGATTGTTTCTTGACCCACCTTCACCATTTCTTCATCTTTATAAGAAGTATAGTTTGAGATAATGTCACCAATTTGTTCCGGAAATAAATCATAAAGTAAATTATTAAATTCCTTCCTATACTCATCATCATCTATAATAAATTCTTTCTCGGGTAAAATCAAATCCGATATTAACTTTAATTTTTCTTTATTTTCTTCATCAAAATACCATAGTATACCATAACCTTCTAAAAAATCTTCTAACGAATTATTAAAATCGGTAAATTCGAAATATCCATAAGATGAATTTATTTGTCCTTCTGCCCATATATCATCCTCAGTTAGACCTATTTCTTTAAAAAAACTTTCATCATTTTTAAATTCAATTATAATATCACTAGCACCTAATGGATTTTGTTGTATGACACTTATTAAATTATCCATATCTTGTAAATCATAACGGTCTATTTGACCTCTACTGAATTTTTTTAAGGCATCAATAAAATTATCAGGAGTATTCCCATCTTCCTGATTTTCAAATATTTTTCTTTTATTCTTAAGTAATCTCACAATTGTTTTTTTACTATAAATACTCTTTTGATTAGGAAATTAAATATTTATTCTTATCTTTGCATTACAAATCACGAGAAATGATTTATCGTTCTTTGAAAAATATGGGGGTAAATGGTATTGACTGGCATTGTTGGGTGTAGGTGGCACGTCGAAGCTGAATTAACTTCGTTATCAACTGGTTCAAAACAACAGACGGCAACGTTCTAAACAAAATGGCTCTAGTAGGTCTTGTTAAACAAGATGAGCTTGTAGCAGTAGCCTAGTCTCTACTACATTCGGGTCGGGGGGACATTAACCCAGGAACAGAAGTCCTTGACGGGTGAAAAAACGACTAAACCTTAAATTGAGTCGTCCATTGGTTGTTAGGTTTACGATGGTGAAGAACAAACCAACTATTTCGGAACATTAGAAAATGTTGTCCTAAACGTGTAGTCACTTACGGTCAAAATGAACAACACGAGAGTTCGAATCTCTCTACCTCCACCAGATAAGGGTCTCTTATGAGACCCTTTTTTATTTTAACATTTGGAGATTAATTTTATTTTCTTATATTAGTTATTCTAACCATTTTATCTATGATTGATATAAAAAAAATATTAGAAACCGAAGGACCAACTCGTAATTTAATAAATTCCGTACCTGAAGGATTTTTGTTAGTTTATGAGAAAACATTAGAAGATTTGAAAGAATTTGAAACTTGGAAGTCTTGGAAAAATGGTAGAACTTCAATTAAAGAATTAAATAATAAAAATTTTATAAAATATGAGAAAATTAATAAGACCCCGTAATTCTACTATTGCCGGAGTATGTGATGCAATTGGAAATTATTTAGGAATTGATGGAACAATTATAAAGATAGTGTTCTTTGGATTACTCTTCACCCCGGTTCCAATTACAATAATATATCTATTATTATGGTTTTTTATCCCTAAAGAAAAATTTTAGAAATTTTGAGTATTTATTAGTATGAATACTCAAAACAAAACTATTAAAGAAATTTTATCGTTATATAATGTCATTCTTGAGAACAAGAATATTAATGAAGCGTCAAATAGCTACGACAATGTTAATTTTAACAATACTGTTGTAAAAGATGCCAACCCATTAAACGATAATATAAACACGGCATTGTTGCAAGATATTGAAACTGCGGCTAAATCTGCTGGTGTTGTTGTTGATATTACAACAGCAATTTCAGGACATAAAGAAAAAACCGAAAGTGGTAATACTAGTCGGCATGTACCAGGAAATGCTGTCGATATTGCAATTGTGAATGGTGTGTCGGTTAGAGATAGTACTATAAGAGATAAAGTATTAAAATTTGTTGATGAACTAGTTAAATTGGGATATGAAAAAAATCTAGCAGAAATAGAGTCAAGACCAAAAGTGGTACTTACTTATGGTTTCGAAGGACACGATAATCATGTTCATGTCTCCAATACAACTCAAGAGGCGTCAAGTAATAAAAAAACTGAAACAGAACCTAAACCAGAAAATAGTTCCACTAATTTAAGTTCCCAAAGAGACCCAATTATTGCTGCCGCGGGAAATATGTTATCAAATATGTTAGGACTTAAAGAGAATATTAATAGAATTAAAAACTTACTATAACAAAAAAAAATCCACCGATTGGTGGATTTTTTAATTTAATCATCTTCTATTTTAATTATTTACTTTCAGTCATTGTTGTATCAACAACTAATGAAGTTGTGTCAGTAGACATAGTTGAATCAACAACCATTGTTGTATCTTCAGAAGTAATTTCAGTTGATGTTCCACTACCACAAGAAACTAATGTTACGATTGTGATTAGAGTTAAGATTTTTTTCATTTTTACTAATTTTTTTTGTTTATAATAATTATTATTCTTGAGATTATAAATATACGAATATTTCGTCTTTTGTCAATTATTTTTTTGCGGAAGGTGTGGGATTCGAACCCACGGGCCGATTTCTCGACCACAGTTTAGCAAACTGCCGCATTTACCGCTCTGCCAACCTTCCGTTATTTTAACCACTCCAATATATAATAACTTAATTTATAACCTACAAAGGCACCCAATGCTGATGATGTTGGGAATATGACAATTTTACCGAGGTCGGTAACATACTTAGGACGGTTGATTATTTTACCGACATAAGCGTAATAGATTAGATACGCACCTAATACCGCAATATCCTTTTTAGTGGCAATTGCTACCACGATAACCGCACCCAAGAATCCATATAAAGCATTATCAATTATTGCTTCGATAATTTCTCTCGTGGTTGCGTCTTTGTACTCTTTTACAATTTTTTCGAATGATTTTTTATTCTTTTTAAACATATTATTTATTTTTTTATTATCAAAATTGTTGCGATGGAAGGAATTGAACCTTCGACTTCTTGGATATGAATCAAGTGTTCTACCACTGAACTACATCGCAATTTGCGGTTTTGGAAGGATTCGAACCCTCATTAAAAAGGCCGTAACTTTTCGTGCTATCCATTACACTACAAAACCAATAGTTATCCGACCTGGACTCGAACCAAGACAAGCAGGCTCAAAACCTGTTATGCTAACCATTACATCATCGGACAATAAATGTGGGAGTGATAGGACTCGAACCTATGAAGATACTGTCCCACTTTGTAATCTACCATTTTTTACGTAGTAGTAGTTTTTCCAACTATCACCAATGTAATCATATAAATTAACTAATTTTTCTTTATCAATTTTATTACTATGTACTAACCTATGACAATTAGGACAAATATAAGTTAAATTAGTATGTTCATTACTCCCACCACTCTTTTTTTCTTTTATGTGGTGGATATCACAAGCAACCCCATCAACAAACCAACCACAATAAGAACAACCAAGTTTCATCCTTTTTAAAATCTTACTAACAGTTCTACTACTCAACTCTAATAAACTTTTAACTTCTGTTTCTCTAACATAAGACGCATGTTTATCCGCAACTTCTAATTGTATTCTTTGTTGTTTTGTTAATCCGTTGGTTTCTTTACTACTTAACGTTTTTGACACTTTCAAATTTATTTCATGTCGTTTACTTTTAGTACTAAAACCTCTGGCACAAACATAATCACAAAATCTACCAGAACCGTACTCACCTTTATGTTCTTTTTCACAATATTCACATTTTTTCATAATAATTATTCCTTTTATTATAAAT